GCCGGCCAATTTTGCCGGGTACCAGGCCAAACTTCCCAGCCCCGGCAGGGGCCACGGTCGTCCGGGCGGCGGACATCAATCGAATAGAGTGAATAAAATCCCCGAGGTTGCACATGGCGTTGATCGTCATGGTCAGCCGGAAGAGTTCGGAGGGTTTGATGGTGTGGAAAAAGAGGTTGGTCAGATCGTCCAGCGCGCGCCGGTCTTCCTCATAGTGCACCGCGCCACCCTTGCCGGGCGTGGGCTTCAGGACGTCCGAACCGAGCACAGCCAGCGCCACGATGCGTGCCATACGCCGGGCATGCCGGGCCGCCATCGTGCGTGCCTCTTCGATGGCCTCTGTGCCCTTCAGGCGCTCCTCGTCGATAGCCAGCTCGATCCATTCGGCCGAGAGGCGATCGAGGGTGCCCAGCGTGGGCTCCGAGATGCGATATTTCTGCCGCGCCTTTACCGTACGCCGTCTGCGCGGCAATAGGCAGCCCCAAAGGCCTCGCCGGGGGACGAGCTCCGTGTGGTATCCCTCTACCTCGAACTCCCAGCCGTGATTGATGAGCGCGTTCAATTCTGAGCGCTCCTGCTCCAGTTTCTCTATGATCGTTTTATCCATGATGCGTTTCTAAATAAGCGGGGATGAGTAAACAAAAGGAGCCCCCAGTGGAGGCGCCCCGCATCGGCGGCGCACTCCTCCCCAGGGGCTCTCTCAACTAAAAGACATGACACGAAAAAAGCAGTCGCTTTGTCTCCTCTCTGTCTCTTCTTTCTTAGTCCTTCTTCTTGGCCCGGATCGCTCCGCCTGCATCGACGGCCAGCGGCGTAACGGTAAAGTCAACGAGGAAGATACCCTTCGAAGACATGTCCGAATTGATCACCGCCTCGATGGAAGCATTCGGAATCTGAAAGATCATTCCCTGCTCGGGGATGATCTCGAGGGCCACGTTTGCCGTCAGCTCGTTGCCGTTAAACTCCCACGTGCCGGAGTTCACCGTACCGCCGACGTACTTGGCCAGCATATCCGGATCGGCGTCGCACAATTGAAATGTGCTCTTCGGGATCTTCTTTGTGCGTTTGCTGTACACCGGAGCCGCGTGCCCTTCCTCGAAGTGCTCCGTCACCTCCGAGGCCTCCTGATTGATCTTACAGGAGTCTTTGTAGACCTTGCCGATTTTGGTCATGCCCGTAGGCATTACGCCATTGGAGGCAGCCGCCCCCACTTTGATCTCGGCCAGTCCGACAGTGATTAAACCCATAGCTTTTCGTTTTTGCGTTGATTGATAGTTTCTTCTTTTTGGTGGTGCGTCAGCCTTGGATGTTCCAGCTGACTCTGACGTTCGTGAAATGCTGCCTGACCCCATCGGCCGGCAGCACGGTCTGCGCCTCTACGATGATGGCCAGCCCCGTGACGTGCGCCTCGCGCAGCGCTTGGACGGCTATATCGGTGAGCATCTTCAGGCGCACCCGGTCGGCCACGAACTGCTCTTTGGCCCCGATACGTACGGCCTTATCGGAGACGTAGACGTTCACGTTCGACACGCCTTGCTGCGGGTGATACTCCTGCGTCAGCGTGATGGTGTTGATCACCACGTCTTCGGCCATCGAGTCGGCCGGACGGTCATCACCTACGTAGATGCCACCGCTCAGCGCCGCTTTCAAGGGCGAGCGAGAGAGTATGCCATACAGGATGGCGTCCGTGTCAAACGATGTCTTCAGATCCATAGCCGCGCATGCAATTGTCCTGCATCAAACTTCAAGGCCTCACCCCGGATACGCACCTCGGAGCCGGCGGGATCATTGGTTATAACCACGTGCGTGCCATCGGCCACCCGCTGCGTGCCGCGCGGCAACTGAATGAGCGACGTAAAGCGGCGAAAGACGCCGCCTGCCGTCTCTATCTCTTGCCCGCGTCCGTCGGTCTCTTCCCGGCAGTGCCCATGCAGGCGGAGGATATTCGGAGTCACGACCCAGTTGCCGCTCTCATCCTGCCGGGATTCGCCGCTTTCGGTGACGAACAGGTAGTGGGGGTATTGTTTGACGCGAATCATTTGTGAGAGATCCTCACCAAAGGTTTGAACGATCGCGCACCCGTGGACGCGTCGAAAGCACGTCGGGCGCTCCCAGCTCGTTGCACAGGGCGCGATAGAACAGTTTCACAGCTTCCATATTCCACGAAACGGAATACCCGCCCTCGGTTACATTCATCATCGTGACCTGCAATACAACCGACATACGATTATATACGGCGCGGTCACAGGAAGAGACATCGACCGGCGAATCCGCATCGATGCCGCCCTTGATCAGGATCAGCTCGACATCATCATCCGTCAGTCCTAAGTTACTCAGAGACCGGGTCAGGTATTCCTTATTCGTCATCACTTCCCGCGGCTCGGTTAGTTTTTATTCCACGCCGTGGCGTTCGTCTGCATGAGCAGCGAGCGGCGAGCCAAGTTCCACGCAGGGAAGGCGTTGGCAATGCCCTCCGTGACCTCCCTCACGGGCGATTCTTCGGAGTACTTCTTAATCAGCGTATGTCCGTGCATCGCCTTCAGCGCCACGCTGCCCGGCATATCCCTCGCGTCAATGGGGCGCTTCCAGAACGTGTTGCCCAGCACTTTCGATTCGGAGAACAGGATCACGTCATCCTCGAACGGATTGCCCGTCGTGCGCGTGCCATCCGCCCGCTCGATCGTGATGTCCTGATCGATCACCACGATCTGCAAGCCCTTGTATTTCTCCTTCTGCTTCGACAGGAAGGCGTTCACCGTAGCCGCATCGGGTGCGTCTTTGATGTCCGTCAAGCTCTGTACAAGCGTCGAGGTGCGCTTGATCGTCTCTTCCTGCGTAGCCAGCTTCGTGAACGTGTCCACGTTCATAAAGGCGTACTTATACGTCACGCCCATCTTCTTGCCGATGGCCAAAGCCTTGGGGAAGTCGTTCGTGAACGGGGTGCCATTCGTAGCGCCGGCATACGAAGTAGCTACACCGATCTTCTGCGCCGACGGAATCTGATAATCCGCGTCGAACTCCGAGACGGCTATGAGGCGCAAGTCCGCCCACGCAGCGGGCTGGCCATCAAGCACGGAATCACCGTCCTGAACACGCCCGGCACGATCGACGCCGATTATCGCGGAGAGATCCGTGTCATCCTCGCCAACCTCTCCGACACGCCGTTCACGGTCTACGATGGCGACCGCATCGCGCAGATGGTCGTGACGTGTCACGAGCGTGTCGAATGGGCCTCTGCCGAGGCAGGGAAGTTTGTCGGGTACCCGTGTAGGGGCGAATTGCATTCGCCCTCCAGACGTCCCGACAGGGATGGGTGCCAGACACATTCATTCGGCCCCGCGGGGGCCGTCTAATGGGGCGTATTCAATACGCCCCTACACGGACGCCGCGAAACCCGCCGGGAATTGCACCAAAAACCGATTTGAAGCTCGAAACCCGCCGGGAATTGCACCAAAAACTGATTTGAAGCCCAAAACCCGCCGAGGATTGGGCCAAAAACCGATTTGGAGCCCAAAACCCGCCGGGGATTGCACCAAAAATCGATTTGAAGCCCAAAACTTGCCTCGTTTTGCACCAAAAACTGTTTTTGAGTCCAAAATGACCCTCGGATTAGGCCAAAAACGGAATTTAAGCCCGCGGCGAGGGTCATTTCGCGAGTACCCGGCCAAACTTCGCCGGGGCCCGCAGGCCCCCCGGCCAGCTTGGCGTCTGCCATGCGTTTGTTGGCGTCTGCTACGTCCGTCTCCGTGTCCGTCAAGTATTCGTTGAAAGCCTCCTCCGTGTCGAACGTCATGCGGCCGAAATCCTTCAACGCTTTGGCGCGAAAGCTCTCATCCTTGCATGCGTTCAATCGATCGGTGAGCGCCTGAAGCCTCGACTGATTCACGTTTCCACGCTCGTACCGTTCCAGCTGCTCCTTGAGCGGCCTCACGGCATTGGCGACAGCGTTAGCAACGACCGCTTGGAGATCCACCTCAGCGTCTGCTCCCTCTCTTTTCTTTGGCATGGGGTCAGCCTTTGGCTTCACCTCATCGGCGCGAGGCTCGGACTGCTTTTCCACAAGGTCAAATTTGCGCCGGAGATTCTCTTCAAACGTGCGTGTGCCGTCGGATACTTCCTTATCCACATCCGAGCGAAAGTCTCGTACAAAAGCGTCCACCCCGTCCCGGGTCAGGCGCTCCACCGCGGCCTTCGCCTCATCCTCGGTCTCCGTCTGTAACGCCATCAAGCGCGCCAGCATATTCAGACCGTCCTTCCGCACGCCTGGAAACTTTGCCACCAGTAGTGCGAGAATCATCTTCATCTTATCCATGTTGAAATCTGTTGGTTGTTTTGTTTCGGCGGCAAAAGTAGATGGGGGTGTTCGTCACGACCTACTATCAGACACGAAAAGAAACGAGACACAACAAACTGTCATAGGCTTTTTGAAATGAAAGAATGCATGTTATCTTTGCTATAAGATTAGAGCAACAAATAGAGACAGAGAAATGGAGCCACTAAGTTTCAATCAGAAAAGGGCGCTCAATGCCGTTTTATACGTAGCATCGAGGCTCACCGATCGGGGATACCATAAGATCTTCAAGGTGCTTTATTTCGCCGATCGGGATCATTTGGCCGACTGGGGGCGCACGATCACGGGCGACAGGTATGTCGCTATGGAGTTTGGCCCCGTTCCGTCGGCGCTGTATGATCTGTTCAAAGTGAAGGAAAAAGCCCCCGGAAATGGAGCTTTTGCGAATCTCTTTTTGGCGCAGACCGACAAGAGGATCACGCCGCTCGTAGACGCCGATCGGCGTGTGCTTTCAAGAAGCGATATAAAGGCGCTCGATAAAGCCCTGAATGAATACGGCGGAAAAGATTTTAAGACGATCACGACTCTTTCTCACGGCTCGGCATGGGACAAGACGCCTCGAAACAGGCCAATGTCGTTCTTCGATATCATGAAGGAGCACGGCGAAACGGACGAATATGCCCAGTACGCCGACGAGCAGGCACGCCTGCAAACCATTCCGCTGTGATCTATGGAGCTACCGAGTACGCTGAGTGAGACCCTAATCAAAAGAGGAGCCATCTTTCATTCCAATGCAGACAGATTCCGAAAGAAGATCGGCCACAGCAAATTCTTTGTCGTGATGGGCGTATCACAGGGGCGTGTCGTGGGCTTCTTCTTCATCAATTCAAATATCCACCGCACGGTGGAGAGCAAACCCGCCCTGTTCGCACTGCAATATCCGATCAAAAGGGGCGATTACTCATTCCTCAGCCATTCCTCATTCATAGGCTGTGCAAGCCTGCAGGAATGGGCTTACGACGATCTGCATGAAAGCATAAGGCGCAAGCAAACCACACTCGTGGGGGAGCTCCGCGACAGCCACCTCGAGGACATACTCGAACAGGTGCGACATTCAGAGGTCTTCTCAGAGGAAGAGATCGAAAGCTATTTCGGGGAATAGTCGTACTTACTATCGGTATCGATGCAGGATGGTCGCAAAGGTGTCGAGGCTCGGGCAGCAATGCCTGTTGCATATAGCGGGGTTCGAGTCCCCGCCCTGCATTATAGGGAGCTCCGAAAGGGCTCCCTATTTTATTTGATCTATCTTTGGCCCTGCCAACGCTTAGGTGTTGACAGGTGGATGTCCGGCTTCGGCCGCACTTCTACCCCCACGCCGGGGGGCGGGTCTTACAATTCGCTCCCCTTCTGTTTTTATTTACTTTGCCCCCCGATGTCAGGAACCCCTGTGGAAGGACTGGCAGGGTGAATGTTACGCTTCGGGCGGCTTTTACCACATATTCAGCCCTCGCAGCTCTTGAAAAGCTGCGAGGGCTGTCTCATTTGATCTATCTTTGTGCCCGATATATCGGTGCTGATGGTCGCAAAGTGGTAGCGGGGTTTACCCGAAAGGGCTAACATATTGCAGGGTCGTCGCCTGCCTGCACCGATAGCTTTACATAGGGAGTTCCCGTCAGGGTGCTCCCTATTTTATTTTCCTATAGTATTCGAGATCCATACTCCACTCTTCCACCACGCCCCACGACTTTGCAGCGTTGACGACCGATCCCTTGTGCTTAAAATTCGGATGTACGACAACCTTAACCACACGGCCCGGCTCATAGGGATGCGTATAGACATAAACCAGCACTTCGCTGTTGGTGTCTTCGTAGATGTGTAATGGCGTGTTGATCGCCTTCAGGATCTCATTATATCGATCCGGTGCAACCGTTGCGCCTTTACTCTCTTTCGGGTGATTGATGTACTTCAGTATCGTTTTATCGAGTACAATGATATCATGCGTTTCAAGCAACCTCCCTCGAGCGTGCATATCAGCTACTATTTCGCTATCCAACACGCCTATCCACATAACTTTCCCGATGTTTCGCTTCTTCTTCCGCACCTCATCGGCGAATTGTTGGAAGCTGCCTTCAAAGCGAGAGAGCTTCTTCGGGCCTTTGAGCTCCAGCGGCACCTCCACCGGACGCGGTTTTGGGCGCCCGTATTCGCCTACGATGTAGGCCGGATTGTCCGTGATGAAGCGCGGGAGGGTGCGCCAACCACGGGCACGCGCTCGATTCCTCTCCACCCAGTCCGTGAACACCTGCGGCACCTCTTCCACCGCCCGCGGAGACCACGAGGCGCGCTCTTTGGCGTCTCCCTTGAAGATGCGGCGATAGAGCTCTTTCCTGTCTGACGGGCGGGCTATGATGGGCAACATCTCGCAGCGGCAATGCGGATGCCATCCGCGGAATCGGAAGGCCTTGGGGTACACGCCTTGCAACTCGTCGCACATGTCGTGGAAGGGGCACGGCTTACCGTCTCGCAGCGTCGTGTGGTTGTTGCTCAGGCGGATCTCCCAGCCCACAATGAGCGGGTTCGTCTGTGCCGACTGCCACGCCGCCTCGCATTGCGCCGCCTTCAGTTCCGTACGCGCCATTCGGAGCGCGTTTTTGTAGGAAGAGCGATACACACCCTGCCCCGGATGGTACGCCTTGGCCGCTGCGCTCAGCTCCAGCGCTCCCGTCTCTTTGTTCCTCACCCGCCGGAAGAGCTTATTCGGCTCGATAAGGAAGCGGCGCAGATCCTTCGCGATCTCCGTCCCACGGCGGCCCTCTTTGATGGCGTTTTGCAGGATCACCTCAATCTCTTTTTTGGCATTCCCCGCCAGATTCCACACGCGGCCGGAAAGATTCAGCCCGTCACGCTGCTTTTCGCGCACAAAGGCATCGGCAGACCGTATGCGGCTGCTCTGGGTGGCATCGATTCGGAGACGGTCGCGCAGCATCCTGTCTCGGGTGGACGGATCCAGCTGCGCCTCCACGCGCGCATCGAGCACCTCCTGGCTGAACGCCCACTCCCGCCGGATGCCATTCAAGAGGAGCCCGTTCAGGCGGTCGGCCATCGCGCCCAGCACGCGCTCCACCTGACGGTTGGCTGTGTGGTTGCTCTCGAAAAAGAAGTCGTCCTTCTTTTGCTCGATGGCACGGCGCACGGCAGGCAGGGAGAGCGCCTGTAGATAGGCCGTATAGATCAGTTGCTCGATGGCACGAAAGAGTTGCTCTCGGCGGCGCTCTTCCTCTTCCCGGCGACGGTCTTCTTCCTTCATAGGGGGCGGTTATAGAGGCAGTCGCCTCCGATATATCCGAAAGCCAAACTTTACGACCATGAAAGCCAGTGCACCAATACATGCCCAAAAGGAGCCGGAGCCAAAGCCTTGAATAAACCGCTCCCAGCGGGTGGGCTTTCGCTCTACCTCGCGCACAACTTCACGCACCACGTCCCGATTGATAAAGACGCTGTCAGCCTTTGCCCACACGGTGTCATGGTGGACAACGGTCTCGACCTGCAGCTCCCCGAGACTATCCAACAGGAAAGCCAGTCGTGCGTTGCGGGTGGTCTCGATCGATAGGCGCTCCATCGCCACGCGCCCCTCTGCATTGCAACGCAGCAAGGCACGGAGGAGAGACGTGTCCGACGGCACAGGGATAGGCACGAGCCGTTGCACGAAGACCGAATCCACGTGCGACTGCCGAGTGGGCTGCGTGTGTTTGAGCGGCAGACAGGCCGTAAGTAGCAAGGCGGCTATGAGCAGTAGAATGTGTCTGAGCGTCTTCTGCTTGCCGCCGTAATAGGTGATCAGGAATTTCATTTGCGTTGCGTGTGTATGAAAAGAAGAAAGGGCAGGCCGGATGACCTGCCCCTCTCTTGGAATGTGCGCTCCGTTAGGAGATGGCGGCGATCTGGTTCAGCTCCACCCAATACGGATGCCCGTTTTTGTGGTGGCTGATCTGCCGTTTGGCAAAGTCGACGGCCGTCACGGTGACCTTTTGCCCATTCATCAGACGCGCCTCGGAGCGGCGGGGGGAGGGCCCCCGGCCGCACCGCCCCACGCG